CCAGCCCCACTTCGCGGTCACCTCGACTGAGGCGAGGCCGTCGCCGTAAACCGGGAACAGGTAATCGCCGACCGCCCGCAGGTTGTTCACCGACCGGCCTTTCACCAGGTTGTTCAACGGTTCAACCTGGTAGTCGCTCGATGCCCACGTCTGGTCGAATGTGCCGTCACCGTTGGTGTCCGTCTTCACGACCAGGCCCGTCAATGTCGAGATGTCGTCGCTCACGCAGATATAAGGCTGGGCGCGGTACGTGCGGGCTGACGCGGACCCGTCGGCGGTGAACTTGCGCCCACACAGGTCGTTGATCGCCGTTTCGGCGGCACCGATAGCGAGGGTCAGGAACGCATCGTCGGTCGACGACGTGATACCCAACGCCGATTTCAGCTCCGACAGCGCAACGTAGTCACCCATCGTCGGCTACTTCTTCGCTGCGGGCTTCTTCGCGGGGGCCTTCTTCGCCACGGGTGCTGCGGGTTTGGCGACGCGGGACGCCGCCTGCTTCTCGGCCAGGTGGTCGAAACTCGACTGGTCTGACATGTGTCTCCTCGGTGGGTGGGTAACCCCACGGCAGGCCGATGGTGGCCGGCCTGCCGTGGGGCTCCCCGTGGGGGTGCTCCCACCCGCGGGGGCGGGAGGGGAGCCTGGGGGGCCTAGAAGGTTGGCGCAACCAAACCGGTGCCTGACACCTTGGAAATTGAACCCGGGTACCTCCCAAAGACAGCCGCTGCCATCGAGTACCCAACAATCTTGACGGTGAGGTTCCCGCCGTCGGTCTGGTCCATGCGAACCATGCTCGGTGCGCCAGGCGACTCGAAGAGCAGCATGTCGGCGCGGCGAACGACGAAGACTGAATCTTCGTTCGATCCGGCACCGCCAACGATGCTGATGTTCGCGTCGGCCACGACGGGGATGCCGGCTATCTGCAGCCCGTTCAGGCCGTAGCCGGCCACCGGGCCGACACCCATCGCGTTGGAGGGAACGTTGGCCTGAGGCAGCACAATCGGCCTCGAGTCGGACCCAACGGCCGAAAACAGCCAGGCGGCGCGCCTGGGGTGCATCAGGATTAGATCAGGCCCGGCAAATCGGGTCGAATTCACCTTCTGGACCGCGTCCATCAGCTTCGGGAAGAACTCGGCAACCGTCGGCGATGCGTCGGTGTACGTCACCGCGTTCTTTCCGGTGATGTTGTTCAGCCCCAGCAATGCACCGGAGGTGCCGTCGCCGTAGATGCAGCCCAGGTCGAGCGTCGTTGCGATCGCTGACTGGAGGTCCGCCATGATGAGGGCGTCGATGCCGCTTCCACGCTCCAATGCCTGGCGTGAAATATTCTGCTGAGCGGCCACCGTGGCGATGTTGACGGTAAGCAGCGTGTCATCAATTGTCGTATCCGACACCGCCGAATTTTCCGTCGCCTGGATGGCGGCCGACGAACCTGTCGTGACCCTGCTGATGTTTAGCGTCATCCCATCCGCCGGAAGCGGCATCGGGGTGCACAGGTTGGCGAATGGCCGGCCTGCACGTGCCAGCTCAGCGGCGAGCTGCACCAAATAAGAGGGGACCACAAGCCCCGCATAATTACCGGTTGTGCCGGCGGCGCGCTGTTCGACATCCATCTCGGATGAGTGGCGGGCGATGCGTCCCTGGGCTGACGGGTCGTGGTGCATCTGCGAGGCGTACAGGTCGCGGAAGAATGACGTGCCGGACCTTTCGGAGTACGTCATCGGTTCGTCGCCGACGCGCACCTGGGTGGCCTTGTCTGCTTCGGCGGGTGTGGCTGTCACCTCGGCGCGCAGCTTCGCGGCCTCAGCGTTGCCGAGCTGAATGTCGCGCAGCTCCTGGCAGCGAACGTCGAGCCGGTCGGCGTCCTCGCGGAGTGCCTTCAGGTTTTCGTCCTCGGTGTCCGAAAGATCGCGTTCCTCGGTGGCGGCGAGATCGCAGATAGCGGTCATCGCGTCGCCGGCGGTGGCGCGGCGTTCGACAAGCTTGTCGAGCAGGTCCATGCTGTTCTCCTGGTTCGTGCGGGTGTTGGTCCACTGGGTGTCCAACGGGTGCCGGCACGACCGGCGGCGCATGGGACGGCGCAGGGGTTCATTGTCGCACATGGGTGCGACAGTGTGGGGGATTGGTGTCTAAATACTTGACGGGCGCAGGGTGGTTGTCTACAATCTTGACATGGAAACCACAACACAGGAGACAACCATGGATGACAGCCACATCGTCGAGGTCACCATGCTGGTGGCGATCCCCAACTACGGCGGGAAGCCCGAAGCGATCTGCGCCAGGGACTACCTCCCGGCCGAGATCGAGGCGGCGTCAGAGTTCACCATCCTCGACTGGGACGAGAAGCTCATGCTCATCGTCCCGGCTGTCTAATGGGCCTAGTACGCCGGGAGGGTGTAGACGCCCTCAGGGAACTCATAGACGCCCAGATCGCCGTCGAGATCGCCGACGGTGAACTCCTCCAGGCAATCATGGACGCCCGCGGCGCAGGACTGTCGCTCCGGGCCATCGCCGACGCGGCCGGCGTCAGTCATGAAAAGGTGCGGAGCATCGTTAGACGCTGAGTAGGCGGGCGCGCCACACGGCGAGGCGGGGCGCGGCCTGTTCGTCGTCCGGGTCGTAGTCGCGGACAGCGAGCACCCTGGCATCGTCGTAGGCCGGTACTTCGCTGATCAGGCCGACGTGGTGCAGCTTCACTTCGTCGCGGACGACCATGGGGCGGCCGTCGGCTGTCGTGCGGCGCTTGTCGCGCACCGGAACGAACCCGACGCTGAAACTGTGCATCACCCCGTCGCGGGCCAGTTGGAGCGCCTCATCACCTCGACCGGTGCGGCTTATCAGGAACTCGGCGTAGAGGCCGTCGGTTCGTTCCTCGAGGTGGATGGCGCGCCCGAGCGGCATCGCGTCCTGGCGGTGCGCTTCGAGCAGCGGGATCTGGTCGCCGCGGTCACGGATCGACACAGCGAACGCGCCACGGCTGAACTGTTCGACGTAGTCGCCGGCGTCGTAGTCGCGGCCGAACGGTGCAGCGATGCCGCACACGCGGCGGCCTTCGGGCGATTCGCGGACCTCCAAAGATTCGCTGAGTAGTGAACGTTCGATGATGTTGGCGGTCATGCTGGTAACCCTTCCTCGGCGCGTACTTCGTCGATGGTCTTGAACCCGGCCGCGATGGCGATCTGGGCCGCCTCGTACCGGGTCTTGATATCTGGCTGCAGGAACTCGGCGGTAGCGAACGATGCGGACTGGCCGCGCGGTAGCGCCGACGACAGGGCCGCCTCGAGCCGATGCACCCAGGCGCGCAGGCCAAACCGGACAAACGCCCGCGAATCCTCCGCGACAGTGCTATATGTAAGGGAATCTGAGCTCGGAGCACCTGCCAGATGAGCAGGAACGCCAAACATGGCTGCGATCTGGGTGGCGCTCCACTTCCTCGCCTCGAGCAGCTCCAAATCTGAGTTGGACAGCTGGATGGGCTTGTATGCCAGGCCGCCGGACAGGACCGCCGGTGTCCGGTCACGGCCACCATGCGACTGCACCCATGCTTTCTTCAGGTCGGTGGCGGCTTCCGGTGACAGCTCCGCATCGGTCGTTATGACACCCGACGGGATCGACCCCTCGCTGAAGATTCTTTCCGTCCACTCATGTTCGGCGATGGCGAGGCCGAGCGTGTTGCGTTGTGCCGACAGGACTCCCTGGCCGACAACGTGCCCGGGGCGCATAAACCCGCGGAGGTGCAGCATTTCGGCCTGGGTGTATTCGGCTTCGCCGATGCCGTAGGTGATTGCCCCGGTGGCTGGTGACACGTCGACGCTGACCGCGTCGGGGTTCATCACGACCATCTGTCTCGGGTGCTCGAACCGGTCGAAGTCCCCCAGGAGGGCGTAACCGTTGCCGCGTAGTAGCGCCGACGTGAGTAGCGCCGAATAGGTGTCGATGCGTTGCTCGGTCGGGTTGGGGCGCATCAGGATTTGCGGCGTTTCTATGCGTTCCCCATCGCGAAAAGCGTGAATCGACAGGCTGCCGATGGTCGAGCTAATCAACTCGACGCAGCGCCAAACGGTCGTGACACCGAGGGTGTTGTCCTCGGTGACGGCTACGCCGGTCATGTTCTGATTCCAGATCGGCGGCGACCAGGGCGGAAAGTTGTCGGGGTCGCGGGTCTGGAGTCGGCGACGAAATAGGGCCATTAGTAAATCCTCGGGGTGGGGGCGGGTTCAGGAACAGGGATGTCGTTCGCAGCGTCTAGCGCCATAATTGCGCAGACTGCCGCATCTATCTTCTTGCTACTTCCTGTATGACTTTTGACCACCCGTGATCCGAGGCGGTCGGTTTTCAGCCGGCAGTTTTCGATGTGGCGCAACAGTTGAGGGGTCAGGTCGTTGTCGACGATTGACAGCTCGCCCTCGAGGATCGCGTCGGCAAATCTTTTGGTAGCCGGCACCATACGCCGCGCATTCTGGGGGAACTCGACTACCGGCAGGCCGTACTCGTCGCCGAGGCCCAGGATGGCCGGCCCGATCAGGTAGCGGTCGTACATGACTGCGCGAACCATGAGGCGCTGCGCGTGGTCGACGACGGCGGCGAGTAGTTCGCCAATGTTGATTCGATAGTTTTCGTCGCCGTCCAGGGGTTTCTCCTGGATGTGCAGCAGCTCGACGCGGCCATCAGCGGTCGCGGCGACAATCGCGGACGCGTCGCTGGACCAGGAACCGTCGACGGCGATCACCGGATGGTCGTCCGCGGTGAGCGGTTCGCACCGCCCGATCAGGTCGAGCTGGTGAGGCTCCAACCAGATGTCGCGTTCCGAGATCCACGCGGCGAGGTGCAGGCGGCGAAACTCTGGCCCTGGCAGCTGCCGCAGCTGCGACGTTAGGTATTCCTCGGTGATCCAATCGCCGTACGCAGGGTGGGCGACCCACGTTGCAGGGTCGGTGTGGTCGGCGTCCGGGGGTGGCGGATTCCACCAGGACCACCACGTCGGGTCGTCGACCTCGCCGGCCTGCACGCGACGGTCGTATTCGACCAGGCGACCTAGTGGCGTTTTCTCGCCGGCACCGGCCGTCGTGATGTGCACCAGGAGCGACTGGCGGCGCGCACCGGAACCGGACAGGAGCGCTTCGTACAGGTCCGACGTGGGATGCGCCCACGTCTCGTCGACGATGCTGACCGTCGGTGACAGGCCGTGCGCCAGGCTGCCGTCGGACGACAGGACACGACACACGGCCCCGGTCGACGGCACCGAAATCGCATCCTTGAACACCTCGGCGGCGGCCGACAGGTCCGGGTCCGATTCGATTGTGTCTTTTATATTCTGGAAAACTATTCGAGCCTGGTCTTTTGACGCCGCCACCGTGTATACCTCACAGCCAGGTTCACCCGAAGCGAACAGCGCCCACGTCGCCACCCCCGACAGCAGGAGGCTCTTGCCGGCCTTCCTGGGAAGGATCACCATCGCCTGACGGTGCTTCCACAGGCCGTCGTCGTTCAGCTCGAACAGGCCGTCAATGATCGCCCGCTGGAACGGCCGCAACTCGACGAGCTGCCCCGCGAACTCGCCCCGGGTGTGGCGGACGAATGTCTCGGTGAACTCCGCGACCTGGCCGCCGAGGCTGACCGCCGCCTTAGTTGCCACGCTTCGAGAACCGGTCGAGGCGCGACTCGGTTTCAGCAGCCTGCGCGACAACCAGCCCCAGGCGCGCCCGCGCCGTCGGCGTGAACCCCAACGACGACAGGGATTGCATCAGGAGTTTCTGAGCGGCCTGGCTTGCGTACACGTACTGCAACCGCTTCATCGGATCTTTCAAGCTGGTAGCCATACGCCGCAGCGACGTGACCTCGTCGGCCTGCTCGCACGCGAGGCGCACCGCCGGTTCATCCGACGGACCCAACCAGATCCGG